AAACTAAAGTTGCCATCGGTGCCGGAGCCGTGATTGGTGGTGGAGGAGCAGCAGCTCTAGTATCAAAATTTAGAAACGATGATAAAAGGACTTACCTTACTAGTGATAGACAGATGGAAGGAATGGTCATAGCCGATGACGTAGAAAGAGATTTAGATGATATGGGTTTCATTCTTGATAACGAGGGTAAAATAGAATTAGCGGCAACGGGTGCATTATCGGCATCAATGGTTAAACAAGTTTACAATGCAGCAAGAGCAGGTGAGGCACAACTTTTAGAATTACCTAAAGGACTAGATCAAGAAACAAGAGCTCTTACAAAAACCATAAAACAGATCACTCATAGAAATGGTAAAAAAGTAAAAAGAATAACTGAAAGTGGTCAACAGGTTATAAGAGAAGCTAGAGATAGATTGAATCAAATTGCACAATTAAGAGCAGACACTAAATTAAGAGGAACTACTGGTGACTTAATTAATCCTGGAAAAAGCGGTAGAATTATGTCAGCACTTGGATTAAGAAAAGGGGTTCTTGGTTTAGGACTTAATGCATTCATGGCTCCGGCAATAGCTTTACCGACAGCAGCTTTTTCTCTTGCACGAGATATTAAATCCGGCAAAAGTGTAGAGGACACAGTTACAAATCCATTTACATATTTACCAGCAGCATTTATGAGATCAGGTTTAAAAGGTTTAGGTAAAATGGGAGCATCAAGAGGTTTAATGTCTATAGCTGGATTAGGATTAGGTTCTGTAGCAGCGGCTCCGGTTGTAGGTGCAATATCTGTTGGTGCAGGTTTAGCAACTCTAGGTTCATTGGGTTACCAAGGTTACAAAATGTTTAGAGATAGAAATAAAACTGACGAGGATTTTTTTAACTAATGGCAATATCTAAAGCAAAACAAGTAGCAGAATTAGTTAAAGGTGTTAACGCAACTTTAAAGGCTAGAGCCAATGCAGGCAAAGTCCAACAGATGACTAAGGATTCTGTAATACCTAAAGATATAAATGGATTTTTTGATGATGCCATTGGTAAAAAATTTCCAACTGTTGAAGATGATTTTGTAACAACAGCTGCTAAAATGGATTTTAACAAATCTGGTTTAAATGCTTCTTTAAATAATAAAAGAAGATTGTTAGATGCTGTTCAAAATTGGAATAGAAATAAAAAATATGAGTACTATCGGGGAGAGAATACTAAATCAAGTCCCTACAAACCAAAAGACCTTAGCTCACCAGAAGGATTACGTTATTTAGAAGGAGAAGAATCGGTTTTAAAAAACATGGTTAACGCTGGTTTTAATAGAGGAATAAGGGGTGGTAGAAAACCAGTTGATAAATATAAAAGAGAATTTAGAGAAGCATTTTTTTCAAATAGGCCTGAAATAGCTGACGCATATGCTAGAAGTGATATGTTTGGTATTCCAGTGATTAAAAAAATTAAATTAAATAAAGAACAAATTCAAAGAGGTATGGAACGTAATTTTGAAAACAACACAGCAGCTGGACAAGACGATATTATTCTTGATCTAGAGTTAGTTAATAAAGCTGCTCAATCTTTTTGGAGAGGGATTGCTAGGAAGTTTCAAAAATATAACCAAGGCGGTTTAGCAAAGGTATTAAACGTATGACAAAAAATAAAACACTTGTTGCAAATATGCAACACGTTAAATGGGATCAAATTCCTCCATTAGGTGGACCAGACTCACAAGGGTTGAATGTTCCTGAAAAACAAAGTACAACAATAAAGAACTCGGAGAAATTAAATGGCAGATATAGACAAAGCTCTACCAAACGTAGAGACAGAACTTAAAATACCAGGCGAAGAAGAAATTCAAGAAGAGAGAATGGAAACTGTTGAAGAACAGGTTGGTCCAGATAGCATAGATATAACTAAAGAAGAAGATGGCGGTGCTACCATTAATTTTGATCCAGAAGCAGTTAATCAACCGGGCGGAGAAGGTCACGGAGATAATTTAGCAGAATTATTAGAAGAAGATATTTTAGGAAAACTAGGTTCAGATTTGTCAGAAAATTACATGACATATAAATCTGCTAGAAAAGATTGGGAAGATTCTTATACTAAAGGTTTAGATCTTTTAGGATTTAAATATGAAAACCCAACACAACCTTTCCAAGGAGCCTCAGGTGCAACTCACCCAGTATTAGCCGAAGCTGTTACACAATTTCAAGCACAAGCTTATAAAGAATTATTACCGGCTAATGGTCCCGTACAAACACAAGTTCTTGGTTCAATGAGTAGACAAAAAGAAGACCAAGCTAATCGTGTAAAAGAATTCATGAACTATCAGCTCATGGATGTAATGAAAGAGTATGAACCCGAGTTCGATCAAATGCTCTTTTATTTACCTCTCAGCGGCTCTGCTTTTAAAAAAGTTTATTACGATGAATTATTAGGTAGAGCCGTTTCTAAATTTGTACCGGCAGATGATCTATTGGTTCCATACACTGCAACTTCTATTGCAGATTCAGAATCAGTTATTCATGTTATTAAAATGTCAGAGAATGATTTAAGAAAAAAACAAGTAGCAGGGTTCTATATGGATATAGAATTGACACCAGGCTACAATGAAGAAACAGAAGTAGAAAAAAAAGAAAGAGAATTGGAAGGAGTCAAAAGAACTCGTGATGAAGATATATTTACAATTCTAGAAGTACACACTGATTTAGATTTAGAAGGATTTGAAGATAAAGATTCAGAAGGAGAAATGACTGGAATTAAACTTCCTTACATTGTTACACTAGAACTTGGAAGTAGAGAGATATTATCAATTAGAAGAAACTACGGAGCAGAAGATCCAACTAAAGCTAAACAAGAATATTTTGTACACTTTAAATTTTTACCCGGAATGGGTTTCTATGGTTTCGGTTTAATTCATATGATCGGTGGACTGTCTAGAACAGCAACCACTGCATTAAGACAATTATTAGATGCAGGTACTTTAAGTAATTTACCTTCAGGATTTAAACAACGTGGAATACGTGTTAGAGATGAGGCTCAGTCAATACAGCCTGGCGAATTCAGAGATGTCGATGCACCTGGTGGAAGTATCAAGGATGCATTTATGCCTTTACCATTTAAAGAACCTTCAGCTACTTTATTGCAGTTGATGGGTACAGTGGTTGCGGCAGGGCAAAGGTTTGCCTCCATCGCTGACATGCAAGTCGGGGATGGCAATCAGCAGGCGGCTGTTGGTACGACTATAGCTCTATTAGAACGTGGTTCAAGAGTCATGTCAGCAATACATAAACGATTATATGTAGCGATGAAAAGTGAATTTAATTTATTGGCGGGAGTTTTTAAAACTTATTTGCCACAAGAATATCCTTATGATGTTGTTGGTGGGGAAAGAAATATTAAGGTAGCTGATTTTGATGACAAAGTAGATATTATTCCAGTTGCAGACCCGAATATTTTTTCTCAATCTCAAAGAATATCTATGGCACAAACAGAATTACAACTTGCACAGTCTAATCCAGGAATGCATAACTTGTATGAAGCTTACAGACACATGTATGAAGCGATTGGTGTAAAAAATGTGGATCAAATTTTACCACCACCACAACAACCCGCTCCAATAGACCCTGCACAAGAAAATATTTTGTCAATGAGCAACAAACCTTTCCAAGCTTTTAAAGGTCAGGACCATCAAGCTCATATTACTACTCATTTGAACTTTATGTCTACCAGTTTAGCTAGAAATAATCCGGTTGTGTTAGGTGCATTAGAAAAAAACATCTTTGAACACATTTCTTTGATGGCGCAAGAACAAATTGAAGTAGAAATGAGAGAAGAGATACAACAATTGATGATGTTACAGCAACAAATACAACAAAATCCTCAAATGCAACAAAATCCTCAAGTTCAACAACAAATGATGCAGATGTCAATGGCTATGGAGTCTAGAAAAGCTAAATTAATTGCAGAAATGACTCAAGAATTTATGGAAGAAGAAAATAAAATTATGGGAGACATGGCTAACGATCCAATTGCTAAATTAAAGTCAAGAGAACTTGATTTAAAAGCTATGGACGATGGTGCTAAGAGAGAACAGGCAGAACAAAAAATTAATATGGAAAAATCTAAGAATCTTATGGGTCAACAACAGTTTGATGAGAAAATGGATCAAAATGAAGAGTTAGCAGAACTAAGAGCAGACACTTCTTTAACTAAAACTCAAATGGGTATTGACTCTAAACGAGAAAATGACATGATGAAACAAATGGACGTAAGGATCTTGAAAGGTCCTCGAAGATAGTGTACAATAAGTGAATAGGAGAAAAATATGAAACCAAAAACATTTTTTACAAAAAACAATCCAAATTATGTTGGACCAGTTGTATCAGATACACCTAGAGCGGATGGAACTAATACATGTAACATTAATTCAGATGGATTTTCAAAAGAAGTAGAGATTAAAGTACCTTTAGGAGAACCGACTATTAATAAAGTTGGTGGACAAAAGAGAATGCTTGCTTCAAAGAAATCTTCCGTTAAGTGGTATTAACATGTGGTTGTCGGCAATTAAATTAGCCGTTTCTGCAGGTAGTAAAATATACGCTAATAAGCAGAGAACTAAAATGGCTATGTCAGATGCTCAGTTAATGCACGCATCTAGAATGGCTGAAGGTAAGGAAGCTTACCAAGGAAAACTTCTAGAATCCAGACAATCAGATTGGAAAGATGAATTTATTTTGATCCTGCTTTCGGTGCCAATCGTAATGTTGGGATGGAGTGTCTGGTCAGATAATCCTGTACATATGGAAAAAATGGAACTATTCTTTGTGCACTTTGGAAATTTACCACTATGGTATCAAACAATTTTTGTAGGTGTCATTGCGAGCGTCTATGGACTTAAGGCAACACATCTGATAAAGAATAAGTAACTTAGGAGAAAATATTATGTCAAACGCAAGATTCAATACGCAGACAGCTAACCCAAGAGGAAAAGCATCTGCTAAGAAAAAAAGAGTTAAAAAAAATATGGGTGGTTCAATGAACACAGCTAGATCAGAAATGAAATCTGGTTATTACCCTGCTGATATGGGTATGAAAGGTGGAGCTATGTATAAAAAAGGTGGCAAAGTTAAATAGTTATGAAAAAATTTATTGCTAAATTATTAGGGATAAAAATGTGTGCATGTGGAACTAAATCTTTCTGTGAACATTTAAATACTCACACTAAAAAAGTTGTAGAGTATTGTTTAGATTGTAATAAAGTACTAGAGGAGAAATAATATGAAAAAACCAATTCCAAAAGGTAAAAAAGGTAAAGGCATTCGAGCTTTAAAAAAGAAAGCACCAAAAGTTGCTAAAGCAATGGGGTACAAAAGAGGTGGTAGAGCATAATGGCTAAACGTGGACTATACGCAAACATTCATGCGAAGAAAAAAAGAATTGCTGCGGGTTCTGGCGAGACTATGAGAAAACCTGGATCTAAAGGTGCACCAACAAAAGCAAATTTTGTAAGGTCAGCTAAGACAGCTAAGAAACCTAAAAAGAAAAAATAATGGCTAGTGCAGCTTGGACTAGAAAAGAAGGCAAATCTAAATCCGGTGGATTAAATGCCAAGGGAAGAGCAAGCTATAAAGGTGGTACATTAAAGGCCCCCACTAAATCTAAAACAAGTTCTAGACGTAAATCATTTTGTGCAAGAATGGGTGGAATGAAAAAGAAACTAACTTCAGCTAAAACTGCACGAGATCCAAACAGTAGAATAAATAAATCATTAAGGAAATGGGATTGTTAATATGAAAACACAGAAAAGAAAAACAGTTAAGAAAGTAATTAAAGGTTTAAAAAAAGCTTCTAAATTACATGCTGGACAAGCTAAAATTTTAAAAAAAGTAATAGGTTCTAAGAAGGGTTAAATGAGAGACACTAAAGCTATTGAAAGTTTTTTAAAAGAGAAGTATAAAAAAATTACTGAAATGAGTTTGTTTAGAAACCTTAAGAAAGAAGTAGAAACAGGAGCTAGTGGAACTCAAGATTACGTAATAAAAAAAGGACCCAACAAAAACAAGATAGCAAAAACATGAGACAAGCTTTATTAGACGCATTAGAAGCAAGGTATGAGGCTGATGTTTCAGCTGCACATGCAATTATTAAAGTGTATTTAGAAAACTCAGTAGGAATTGGTGAGCATCCCCAGCATCTAGATGAACTAGATAAACAATTTGGAAAAATTGCAGAAGCAGAAGATAAGTTAAAAGCTCTGGATGATTTTCAAATAGATAGAAAGGAAGTATAATGGACGACATGACATTTGTAGATAAGATAAGAAAAATAGTCAAGATGAGACATGATGATATGGTTGCAGCTATGGCCTCAGGTGGGGTTGACAGTATGGAGAAATACAACTATATGTTAGGACAGATACGAACGTATCAATATTTAAGTCAGGAGATATCCAGCCTGCTAAACAAAAAGGAGCAATATGAACAAGACGGAACAGTTATCGACATCAACTCAAAGCCCAAAAATTGAGTTACCAAACAAAACTCTAGTTGGCGTAAAACCAACTGAAAAAAAATCAGAAGAAATAGGGAAGACTCCTAAACCTACGGGTTGGAGAATTTTAGTTTTACCTTTTAAACAAAAGGAAAAAACTAAAGGTGGACTTATATTAGCTGATGAAACAATAGAACGATCACAAGTAGCATCAACTTGTGGTTTAGTAATAGACATGGGACCACACTGCTACGACAAAGAAAGATACCCAGAAGGACCATGGTGTAAAAAAGGTGATTGGATTATCTTTGCAAGATACGCTGGATCACGAATTAAAATAGATGGGGGTGAGATAAGACTTCTCAATGACGATGAAGTTTTAGCGACCGTGGACAACCCTAAAGATATATACCACGAATTTTAACCCATAGGAGAAACTATGCCACTAAATGATAATGATAAAACAGTTGAACTAGATGTAACCGGACCGGGTGCAAATGTTGAACTGCCAGAAGTAGAAAACGAGAATGATAAAACATATGAAAACGAGGTAAAAAAAAATGAAGCAAATATTACATACGATAATGAGCCCAATGACACACCTGAGAAATCTGATGAGCAGCCTGATGTTCGAGACGAAAAGAACGACGGAGGAGAAGTTGTACAGAAAACTTCTGAAGAAGGGAGTGATAAACAAAAAGATAACTCTAGGGACGTTGAAGAGTACTCTGAAGGCGTTAAGAAAAGAATAGCAAAACTTACCAAAAAAATGCGTGAAGCAGAAAGACAAAAAGATGAAGCTTTGTCTTATGCAACTCGTATTAAAGGTGAGAGAGATAGATATGAAGCTACAGCTACGGGTCTAGATAGAAATTATGCCACAGAAATGGAAGGCAGAATTACATCATCGTTAGCAGCCGCTCAAGCAAAACTTGCAGCAGCTAGAACTAATGAAGATTCTAAAGCAGAAGTAGAAGCATTAACTGACATCTCTCAATTAGGTTATGAACAAGGTAAATTAGCTGAGATTAAATCTCAACATGCTATGCAAGATAGCGCAGCTAATGAAAAACCTACATTACAACCACAACCAGCAAGACAACCAGCACCTGTAAAAGATCCTAAGGCGGAAGCATGGGCTGATGAAAATGACTGGTTTGGTAAGGATAATGCCATGACTTATACAGCATTTGACCTACACAGAAAACTTACTGAAGAGGAGGGTATGGACCCACAATCGGATGAATATTATAAAGAGGTGGATAAGAGAATAAGACTTGAATTCCCTCATAAGTTTGATAAGGTAGAACAAAAGATTAGTAAACCTACACAAAACGTTGCCTCTGCAACGCGTAGTTCAAAGACTGGTCGCAAAACTGTGAGACTCACACCAACACAGGTGACAATAGCTAAAAAGCTAGGTGTGCCACTAGAAGAGTATGCGA